TTTTTAACCTAATTTACCCATTAAATCTTTCATCCTCAAAAATTGTGGATTTTCATAAGTTTTGGATTCGATTAAGTTAGCAGATGAACCTGTTGATGCAACATTTGAAATCTTGCGGTTAACAGATTCATTTAAAGACGTATTTGAATCTTTTGACAATTCACTATTAATAGCATTGTATAGGTTTTTTGATTCTTGTAATGATTGAATATTATCAAAACGTCTTAAAATGTTTATTTTTTCTTTTTTTGTTGTTGAGTGTTCGGTGAACAATCTTGTTGCATATGCCAAATTGGCATTGAAAACAGCAACATCATTTAGCTTCTCTCTAAATACATTTAATGATTTTTTATAATCACTATTCTTTTGTCTTAACTCCACAACTTGGTTCTCAAGAGATTCTAAATTCAAATTTCTATTTGGTGTTATGCCTTTTCTAAGACCCCTACCAGCTTTGCTACCCATACCATAAGTTCTTGATGCTTCTTTGGTTTCTTGTTTTCTACCAGGAGTTACTTTCTTCATCTTGCCATCAACATTTGCGGCAGATTTGTCATAGTCAAACTTGGCTTTTCCTGTTCCCATTTTTTTAGGACCCTCTTTCATTTTTTCATTAAAACCATTTTTAGCCATCTTATACTTAAATTTGGAAGCCTTTTTAGCCTCACCTAAATAGTCATATTCTTCAGATGTATCATTTCTGTTTGCCATACATCCATTATTTTCTAATACTTTCATTATTCTTCCAGCCTCTGTAATTCCATGTTCTTCTATGAAATCACTAACTGAAAAATTATCACAATCAACTTCAATGTTGTTTAAATCATCTTCCATATCCATATCATCTTCCATATCATCTTCCATATCATCTTCCATATCATCTTCCATATCAAATTCATCTTCATCTTCCAAATCAATTTGCTCATCTACTTCAATTTCATAAATGATGTTAGATTTTTTGGTATTAGTTCTTTCAAAAATTTTATCAATGGTTGATTGAGTGTCATCTTCATACATTTCACCCATTTCATCATCATATTCCATATCCATTTCATCTTCATCTTCAAAATCCATTTCCATTTCATCTTCATCTTCATCTTCAAAATCCATATCCTCATCACCAAACTCACTTATTTGCTCACCTAATCTTATTAAATATTCATTATCATCATCAGTTAAAGAGATGTCCCCACCATCTTTGCTAACAATAATACCATCTTCATCACCCATTGCTTTAAATATTTTTAATAAGTCATGCTCTGAAGAACCCCTCATGTCAATGACATCATCCTCATCTTCCATTTCATCATCCTCTATGTCCATATCCATGTCCATATCTTCATCTTCCATATCATCCTCCATATCTTCATCTTCCATATCATCCATATCATCCTCCATATCTAAATCAGTGTCATCATCTTCAATATCTTCTTGCTCATTTAAAGATTCTTTAACTAATTCTTCGATTTCTTCCTTCATTGTTGAAGAAAGTATTCCTTTTGCGTTTTCTGTAAGCACATCTTCAATTTGTTTCATTTGAATTAGTGCTTCTTCTACTAAGTTTTTTTCAGATTGCATAATTTTTTATTTATTTTTATTATAAATATACAGAAAAGCAAAAAAGTTACTGATTTGCAGTAACTTTTTTTAAAAACAAAAACCCCCAACATAAAATGCTAGGGGTTTAAAAGGAAAAACAATTAGTTTTTATTGGAAAACTTCGTCAATTTTTGATTCTGACACAGCAGTTATTCTCCATTCTTGTGTGAAATTTTGATACTTTTCAGTTATCTTGGCTTCCACATCTGTTACAGAATAACCCTTCACCAATTTTTCTTCTCTTATCTTTTTAAATTTGCCAGTGTTTTCATCCGGTAAATTAAAAGTTAGTTTTGCAACAAAGAATTTTTCATCCATAGGTATTGTTTTTTATTTGTTTGTGTAAATATAGTTATTTTTTTAGTTTAAATCAAATATTATTTTTAGTTTTTGTATTTCTGTTAGTCATATATTCTACCTTTTATAAAACCTGGTTTTATCATTTCTCTTAATTGTTGTTTTGTATATTTTTTTAAATCTGTCCCACGAATATATAAACCACCCCCAACTTCCAATCCTTTTGGCAATGAGGTTATTTTTGAATATGATAACTCCAAACTACCCCCAACTATCAAATCTTTTGGCAATGATTCAATTGCTGATTTATATAACATCAAATCACCACCAACCTCCAATCCTTCTGGTAGTGAGGTTATTTTTGAACCTCTTAAAGATAAATCACCTCCAACTTTCAATCCTTCTGGTAATGAGGCTATATCTAAATATGAAAAGTCCAAATCACCTTTAACATCTAAATCTTCTTCTATCAATGGTATATTATTTTTCCATTTCCACAAGAATGGAGGGTTTAAATTTTCCTTCTCTTCAAAGAAATCAAATATTATTTTTAATTGTTCTATTTGCACTTTATATTAAATTTTATTTTAAATAACTATCAAGTTTGGACATTAATTTTAATACATTACTAACTGGTTCAATTTTCTTTTCCTCTTCCAATTTTTCATCATACTTATGCCTATCTTCTTTGTTTGAGAATAGATATGCCCCTGGCGTTGATGGTGATGAAACCAAATCAAAGCAAATAAGTTCAAAGTCATCTTGAACCTCATTTTTCTCCCCAACTTTTTTTAACGATCCAACCCCCCTAGAACTAATACCAAGGCTTACTCCTTGCCTCATTAGGTTTGCGGCAATATCTCCTTTGGTTGAAACTATGCCCCTCTCATGGAAGGCAGGAGAGGTCAATAACAATAACTTTCCCATTAGGATATTGCTATCCCACCAAACCTCTGTAATTAAATGGGAAACTCTATCCAAATCAATAAGGGATGATTCTGGGTGGTTTAATTCTGATGTTGATAAACCTTTTTCAATAATCTTTTTATATCTTTCTGCTTCCCTCTTTAATATCTTTTCAGGATATGTTCTGCCGTTCCTATTTGGAACATCATGTTTTTGCAAGACAGCAAAAAACTCAAAAGGTTTGCTATAATCTAATTTCTTATTTTCTCTTATTAAATCAATATTCAACTCATCTTTTGGATTAACCCACCCAGCATCCATTTCAATTAGAATGCCATGCCCTATTTCATTTGCTTCAAGAAGTCTTAATTCTTTCATAATGTATTTTAATATATAAATATTAAAATATTTTGTTTTAAACAGATAAATCCTTTTTTGTTATAAAAAAGTCAAAATATTTGTTCTTTGAGATGTTTTTGTTATAGATTTCTTTTATGATTTTTCTAACAGCATCTTTCATTTCTTGGGATTTGAATAATACACCATCCTTAACAAATAATGTTATTTCTAAATTCATAAATGATTTTTTATCAAGGGATATTCCACTATGCCTAATATCCAAATCAACTATTGTTGATTTATGGAATAGATTCAAATCATTGGCATCCAAGATTGTGTGTTTAATATCCCTTGACTGGGTGCAAACAATTTTTCTCCAATTGCTATAATCATCCTTGGGAGAAACCCAAGATTGTATGTTGATGTATATTGATTTTAATTCAATATAATCAATTGTTCCATAAAAAATCTTTAAATCATTAAATAATCTAAGCCTTATTTTTTTTCCATTCTTCATTGGTTGTTAATTGTTTATATAAAAATAAACAAAAACAATATAATTATCAAATGGAATTAACTATTCAAGGATTTATTTAGTGATTTTATCTCATAATAATTCAATATATCAAACTTATCAGTTTTAACCTTTTCAATTGCCTTTAATAATTTTGTCTTAACCTCACCATTTGTTTCATTCAAAGACAATTCAATTAACTTTTTTTCAGTTTCTTCCTTTAAAAAAACAAAATCAGCATTTAACTTATTTTTGTCTTCCTTCAATAAGGATAAGATTTCTTTTTTGGTTTCCTCATTCAAAGAATTAATATATTCATTAATTTTATTATTAACAACCTTAACCATTGAACTAATTGGAATATTTACCTTATTCTCATTAACTGCAATAGGCTGCATTAACACCTTTAACGCACTTTCTTTTAGAACAACCAATTCATCAAGATTGTTTGTTGTTTCATATATTAATTTATCAATATTCTCATATTGATTTTCATCAATCTTATTTAAGATAACAGGAATTTTAGATTTCTTTATAAGTTTTTTACCCCAATCAATACCTTCATCCAAGTATATCTTTGCAGCAGATTCACTTAAACCCCTTGGCTTGGTTAAATCCCCATATAATACATATAATTTTGATAAACTCTTATCACTTAATATGTGCTTTTTAAAATTTTTAATATTTTCCTTAAAAATCTTTTTATCTTTCACTGACTCTGAAAGATTATTTTCAATAATTGTTTTTACTTTACCAAATTTCATACTTCTTTTTTTATATAAATACTATTAACCTAATAACTTTTTTAGTTCATTTTCCAAATCACCCAAAGATTTTTGGCCTTTTGTGAATGGGGAATAATTTAATCCATTTATTTTGTTGTTTTCTGACAAAATATTTAAATTATCAAATCTTGATTCTGGTGCCAAGCCTGGTTCTCCTGGTGGTGGCATTTCACCCCCTCCTGGAGGTGGTGGTGGAGGTGGAGGTGGTGCTCCCATATCCATTCCACCCATATCCATTCCACCCATATCCATTCCTCCCATATCATCCGGAGGTGGTGGTGTTGCACCTGCTGATGCTGTTCCACCTGAAACTGAACCATATAACTTATCAATATTATCAAACAAGCCAGTCTTCTTGATAATAAGTGGTGTTTGTTTCAATTCTTCACCAACTGCCTTCTCAATCCTTTGTTGTTGCAAATCCAATCTAATTTCCTCATCTGAAAATCCAAAAATATGTTTCTTTGCCCAAGTTGCTGAAACTGGTGCAATCCCTGTCCCGGGGTCTGATACAGCATCACGATATAATCCAATTTTCTCTTTCCATATATCAATTTTCAATAAATCAGATTGAGTGGAAGGATTTGTCAAACCTAATGTGAAATTGGATATCTCATCTTCAAAACCCAATAAAAATAAATGTATAATAGCAATCTTATTTAATTCAGATATCATACATTTCTGAATTCTATTTATTGTTCTTGCAAATCTAATGTCCTGTAATGATAATGTTTTACCATCACCAACCACATCTTCAAAACCCAAGAATGTTTTTGGTATTCTTAATGCTGTAACCAATTTCTTTTGAATGTATTCGATATCTGCTATTTCTCCCAAATTGCTCGCACCTGCTAAAGTTTCAATTGGACTTGCTTGACCTGGATCCCTAACTGGAACAAAATAATCTTGGTCAACAGCCATTTGATTATATCTCATATCAACATTGCCGGTTTTGCTATCAACAATCTGTTCTCTCTTGAATTTATTTGCAACACGTTGTACGTACGCCTCAACATCATTATCATCCATATTTCCAACAAACACTTTAAACACCCTTCTTTCTGGTGCTCTTGATGTTCTGTATATTAACATTGCATCTTCTGATAATAAAAGTTGCTTCCAGATACGTCTTGCTTTTTCCAATAAGGATGTTCCATATGGTAATTTTCTGTCATCCCCCAATATTCTAAAGTGTGCAATTTCCCAAGGTTGGAATTCCATCTGTTTATTTTTCCATTTAAATTTAAGGGAATCATTTTCTGATGATAGTTCTCCATAACCTGATGCCTTTTCTGCACTACCTGGTTCTAATCTTTCAATCTCAATATTTGGTAATTGATTGCATCCAACAATACCTTTTTCTGGATCCAACTTTAAAAAGACGAAGTTATCGCCAAACTTACAGTTGGCTAAAAAAACACCATTTCTAGTATGATTACCATTAATATCCTTTGAACAGACAGCAAAATTGTGCCTATCATGTTCCCCATTTGGTCCAACTGCCTCCAAACAATAAACATTAGAAGTTTCCTCTAATTTAGTGACTGAAACAACTTTATGGTTTAAAATTGTTATATCTCTAGTTTTACCTAAATGAATTGATTTTGCTTTAATAAATTTTTTATCT